TATCTTGTAAAGTTTTCATTATTTTATCGCTCCTAATCTTTTGTTAATTTCTATTACGATATTGTATGCCGTAATACATATGTCTTCATCACTATAATATGCATTAAAATAATCACGCATACACATCAAATCATATTTGTTATTGCTATTTAATATATTTAGTGTTTGCTCGTAAAAATTGTCATCATCTTTTTCCCACCATGGTAAAAAATCACCAATTTTTTGTGCTAATTCTTCATTACTCATAATTTTATACCCCCTTAATACTTGCAAGGTAAAAGTACTGCACATGCGTTGCTACCTTTGATAAACATGCAACCATATTTGTTTGTTTTTGGTGTGTAAACTTTGTAATCGTCCACCACTCTTAAAATATCATAAAGATATTTTAAGTTGTAAAGTGCTACTGCTCCAACTACTCTAACTTTGTTAGAGTTCTCGTCTTTTAGCATAGCATTTAACTCTTTTAGAGTTATTTTAGTTTCTTGTGTGTCTGCAAATTGTTGCTCGTGAAAATGTTTGATTAACTCAAACATTTTAGGTTTGTCGCCTTGTGGTGCTTGTAAATCTTGTGGTATATCTAACTTTTGATTAAATATCACACAATTACTTGCGTCTTTACCTATTATGTAGGTTTTATTATCTACATAATAGCCACCAGCAATACCAGGTCTATTTTTTGCAAAATCTTTTTTGCTAATTTTTAGCAATCGTTCAAAATCTTGTTTTTTCATGGTTTTATACCCCCTTATAAATTATTATCTACTTTTATTGTCTTATTGTCAATTAGTTTTTGCAAATATGCTTTTTTATTTGCTTGTGTGTTTAGTTTTATAATTGAGCCGTATTGTAAATAATTTGTAGTTATTGCGTTTTTGTAATCGTGCAAAAACAAATACAAATGTTTTAGTGTTGTTTTAGAATAGTTCCAATCAGTGCCAAATGTCAAAAGTCCTTTTTTATCTATTTTTGCAACTATGCTATCATAACTTTGCAAATAATAGGTGTTGTTTGTTCCGTCATAATCGGTTATAACAAATTGATTTTTGTTATAAAATTGTCGCACTTTCATTTTTATACCCCCTTAAAATTGTATATTTTGTGCTAGAAAGTCCAAATCGTTTTTAGTGAATAATTTTAGTAATTTGTCAGCATTGTCGCCACAAGCATAGTATATTTTGTGATTTTCTTTTGTTTGCTCATACCCATAAAGGTCGCAAAAATCCCATGCGTCAGTAGTTTCTTTATAGCATAGATAATCACTAAGCACACACCATAAAGCATTAAGTATTTTATGCGCTTTATTGCTTAGTGTTAGTTTATCGTGCCCAAATCCTTCACGATAATCAAAAAAGCAAGTATTTACATTGTTATTTGGTTTACCAATAGTCAATACATAATTGTACATGTCAGTAGTGGCTAATTGGTGCAAGTCAAAATTGTAGTTATTTAGTATTTCAAAAACTTTGTTTTTGTTTTCGATATACTCATTGTTGTATATCAAATTCATTGATAATTTCATAATTTTTCACCCCTTTGCTTTTAAGCAACTCTTTTAATGCCACCACCAAAACTAATTACACCTATGTCGCCAAACTCACTTGAATAGTCATCGGTGGTATTCCACACATACGCAAATGCGTAATAGCCCTTATCTGCTTTTTGTAGTATATATTCCCAATCTTCTTTATATTGTGGTACTACTAAAAAGTCATATAACTCGCCAAACTCAGTAAACTCGTGTGTAATTGCATATATAGTGCAATTATGTTTTGTCTCAATTTCCTTAATTTTGTCAGCAATAAATGGTTCTTGGTATGCCCAAAAGCCACCAAAGTTTTCATAAAAGCATACTTTTTGTTCTTTACTCTTAAAGCCATTTATGTATGGTTTGTAAATATCTAGTGTTTGCAATAGTTCAATTGCTTTTTCTTTTTGCTCTTGTTTTGTTGCTATCATAATTAAATCTCCCTTACAAAAACTCTTGTTTTTGTAACTTTAATTTCTTTGAAAATTCGGTCATTGTAGAAAAAGTCGTTCTCGTACAAATGCCATTTTTCGTTCTCATTTTTCAAGTTATATCTTTTTTCATTAAGCAAGTTCATTAAATATATTCTATGCTTCTCTGCGCAAAACATAGCGCTGTCCATAGAGAATAGATATTCTTGCCCTATTCTAGTTTTTGCTAAAAAGTATTTTCTCATTTTTGTTTCCCCCGTTTCACACCTTATGATTTTTAGCATCGGTCAATTTTTACTTTGTAAAAATCCGTGCGTGTATGTGTGTATGTGTTATGTATAATTATGCAAAATTGTGTATAATTATACAAAATGCTATTTTACAAAATGTTTCAACTTTTTTACAGGATTTTTACAAAATTGAATTTAGGGAATATGGCTACATTTAGGCATATTTGCCAAAATTTTTTACAATTTTACAAAATTTTTGCCAAAACTCTTTTTGATACTATATATAGAGGGCTCTATGCTATGTTATATATAGAGATTTTAGTATATTTTTATTTTTTTCTTTAATTTTTGTAAAAAAGAATAGTAAAAATAAAGAAAAAGCCCTAGATATAGAGAAAAAAGGCGATTTCAATTTTGTAAAAAAGTTGTAAAAAAGTTGTAAAAAAGTTGTAAAATGGGGTATCAATTTTGTAAAAAGTTTTTGCGAATAGTTTTTTAAGCACTATTTACACTCATTTTACAATTTTTACACCCCATTTTGTATACTTATGCACTAATATACAAAGTTTCTAAGTCATTATAACTCAAATCGCTAATACTTTCATTAGTATTTACTTTACGTAATTGTACTACATGGCTACAATCGTGGTCAGCCAAGAAAATTGGTTGCTTAGAGTTTTTGTAGTTGACTATGTCAAATGTGTAGTATGCCCAATTCTTAAACTCTTCAATAGAGTTAAATGCTTTATATCCAATTCTAGTGCCACTACCATACAATTCAGGGTATCTAGTACTTGTGGTTGCTTGTGCTATTATCATTTTAGTTAATCCCCCTAATGCGTTTAATTTCAAGTGTGATATAGTTTAGTGTCAATTCAGTTTCACTGCAAGCATATATTATGCTTGCTATTGCTATGCTAGGTATGTTAGATTTACAAGCCATATCAAACATTTTGTTGTATTGACTAATTGAGCCATGTGTGAATAAATTTTCTCTTATGCAAAAATTACGAATATCATTCGTAATACTATATGCATTGTTAATGCTACTGCTATATTCCATAATTACATCTCCATCTCAGTTCTATTAGCAACTTGATATAAGTTGCTAATCATCATTTGTTTTGTTTTTTCACTCAAAAGTGTACTTTTTGCGTAAAAAGTACATAGTTTTTCAAATTCTTGCATTGTCATATTAAGCCACTTCCCCCAACAAGTATTCTACTTGTTGTAATTCTTGTGGTACTATTACGTTGTAATAGTATTCGTCAGCATAGTAATCTACACCTATGCTTTTGTTGTGCTCGTTCAACTCTTTTAAGAGTTGCTTTTTGTAAGCACGTAATTCACTTAAATTATATTTCATATAATTTACCTACCTTTGCCCACTACTAGATTTGCACTAGTAATTTTGCTACTTGCGTGGACACAATTCACTATGTGTTTTACACCACATAGTGTTGTTGACTTTTTTGTCGCCTACCTCGTGATACCGACTATACTACACGGAGTGTAGTCGTTGCCGTTTATTTAACTCTTATCTGTTCGCCGTTAGTAAAGTGTAAACTTTACTATTGCCCACTCCATCAATGCCCCACAAATGTACTAACTAGATTATATGCTATATCACAGCCGTGTCTATGCACCTGTCCACAAATACTTGCTTGAAGGTACTAGGTTTTACAAATGCTACTACATGTTTTTCTCATGGTCGCTACTTAGCGAGTATTAAGTTGTAAATGTTCGTGTCTTGGTCGGTCAACCTTGACACCTATTGAATTTGTCGGTCGGTCAGTTTCTATGAATATAGAAACTCGTGCGTATGCGAAAAGCAAGATAGACCTTTCTTACTTTGCTTTATTTTGCTAATATATTAAACTAAAAAACAAAAAACACCCCCACCCACGTCAGCAATTCGACGAAGGGGTATACTATTTTACACTTCTCCATTATATTTTTTATACTTTATCCCCATCTAGGATATATTTCTCCTATTTTTTATCGGAAATTAGGATAATAGATCACTCACTAAAATTTCCGATGGGAAGAGGTCGTTGATTTATTCCTAAACTCAACGAAATCCACCCCTACCCCCATCGAAAAAGCATCCTTTTTTATAAAAATAAAAAATTTTGCATAAAAATTCAAATTTTTTTGGAAAAATCTTCGATTTTTTAGTTATTATATATAGAGGGAGGAATTTTTCATGTTAAATTCTCAAAAATCGTACAATACACGTATGGAAAATACCGCTATAAAAGGTAATAAATCCTACAGACGTAGAAAATATAGAACAATAATTAAAGAATTAGGCGAACGCAACATTTCATTAAAAGATATTGCCAGTGGTTTAGGTGACAAAGAGCCTGGTTTTTTGGATATGTTAAAATCAACCGATGCTACAATGGATGACTATGTAATTTTGCAACAATTTGCAAAAGCTATAATAGATAAAGACACTAAAGCGGCTACATTTTTGCGTGACACCGTTGGAGAAGCTCCTAAACAACAAGTAGAAGTTGAGTCTATTGGTGGCGGATTGAGTGAAATGTCATTGGATGAGTTATTAGCATTGAAAAAAGCTATAGAAGAGAATAATCGCGCTACTTTACCTCGTGACGACAGACACGAGTAAGGAAGCACGACAATGGTTAGCCCTCCGCGAGAGTAAAAAGGAACGGTACTGAGGTACTAACTTCTGGCTAACAATGGAAATACCGAACAATCAACGGCTACTCGAACAATATCTCACTTTATAAGAATCTTCTGTCTAATGACGAGGTGACGTGAGGGAGAGTAGCTGCGGTATTGTCCTACGCGTATCATGCGCATACACGTGCGCACACGCGCGCAAATACATTATTATAAAGGAGCTACATCGTGGAAAGTAATCCATTTATCGAAGAAATACCACTCGTTGATTTATCTTCACCAGAGATAATGGCTCAATTAGAGGATGAGATTAGTGTTCGTCTAGCTAGAAAAAGTTTAGAAGAATATGCTGCGTATGTATATCCTAACTATACTCACACTAAATTCCATCACTATTTGTGCGAACAAATACAAAAATTTTTAGAAATAGAACATAAAGGTGTGAGCTTTTTATTACTTAGTGTTCCACCACAACACGGTAAATCTCTTCATACTTCTGAGACTTTACCGTCGTGGATACTTGGTAATAAACCAGACACTAGAATACTTACTGTATCATACTCTAGCGACTTCTGCGAGAGCTTTGGTAGAAAAAATAAAGACAAATGTCTACAATTTAATCCTAAAATATTTCCAGGCTTCGAGCTTAGAGAAAGTCCTCAGACTAACGCTGAGTTTCATACCACTAAAGGTGGCTATGCTAAATTCATAGGTTGGACTGGTGGCGCGACTGGTAGATCTGCTGATATTATTATCGCTGACGACTTAATTAAAAACGCTGAAGAAGCTATGTCTGACAATACTAAAGAAGCTTTGTGGAATGAGTTTCTAGAATCTATACTTACTCGTCTATCACCTAACGGCAAAGTAATCGTAATACAAACTCGTTGGGTTACTGACGACTTGTATGGTAGAATTTTAGAAAATATGGATCCAGAAACTATCACTCGCATAAATATACCTGTTGAGTGCATAGACGAAGAGAACGATCCGTTGGGTAGAAAGCTCGGCGACAGCTTATGCCCTGAGATAGGTAAAGATAAAGAATGGCTAGATAACTATAAAAGAGTTTATAAATCTGAGAATGGCTCTAAGGCTTGGCAAGCATTATTTATGGGTGAGCCTCTAGATAATGAGTCGGCTATGTTCAAGGCTGAGTGGTTTAAATACTATGAACCAGATGAGTTACCTGAGATGCCATATCAGTTAATCGCTGTGGACGCTGCATTTAAAGCGTCTGACGCAAATGACTATACAGCTATTACTGTGTGGGGGAAAAGAGATAAAAATTATTACTTATTAGACGGCGTGAACGCACACTTAAATTTCAATGAGATGCTAGAAACTATAAGAGGTCTCAGAGCTAAACATCCTGGGGTATTCGTAGTATTAATTGAAACGGCAGCTAACGGTCAGGCACTAATTGACGTGCTAAGCCATGAGATGGAAGGTGTCGTGGGAGTACCGCCTAAGGGATCTAAACAGTCTAGAGCTCAGTCTACGCTAGGTGCGTATGAGGACGGTAGAGTGTGGTTCCCTAAATATAGCGAGTTAACTAAAGAACTAACAAAACAATTAATTACATTTCCTGGCGGCTGCAAACATGACGACTTGGTGGACTCGGCTAGCTACGCATTAAACAGAATGATTTTCGTTGATGCTGATGTCGTGGCTCCTATAGAAAGAAGTTTCAGAGAATGGACTGACGACATGTTCGAGGACTATGAGAACGCTAACGAGGAATTGAGACAAGAATTAATACAGTTGTGGGGATATCCTCTACAATGGAATGATGATTATATTTAAGGAGAAAAATAATGACTCAAAAAGAAAGATTAGATAAGTGGCTTATGTTGTATACAGACGCTAAGTCCAAAAGAGCAGCTATCGATATGCGCATAGGTCGCAGATTAGAGCTATATAAAGGTATCGCACAACCACTCGGACCAGACGGGTTGCCTACAAAGAAAAAAGCAGCTTGTAGTCGTAATATGTGCTTTGAGTTGATCGAAACACAAATAAATAACGGCATACCACAACCTAAAGTAACTCCTCGTGACAGCAACAACAAAAATTTGGCTAATGAGTTAGAAACTTATCTTCAATTAGAAATGGATAGACTTCACTCAGAAGAACTTAATGACGTGGCTGAGAGAGAAACTTTAATTCAAGGCACTTGCTTTTATTTAGTTGGTTGGGATGAGACACAAAGTACTCCAACAACAAGCGGCGAGCTATTTGTTAAGGAATATCCTCTTGCTAGAGTATATCCACAACCTGGTGTGACTGATTTCCACAAACTTGAGTATATTTTCACAGAAGATTTAGTATCTGTAAAAGAAATCAAAGATTTGTATGGTAAAGATGTTCCAGACTGCGGAGAGTTCATAGGATTAAATGTTCTTATAACTGTATACTATTATAGTAAAGAAGGTTATGTATGTCGCTTCGGATGGATTAGAGATACTGAGATTGTTGTCTTTGATCAAGAAGATTATGAGTTAAGACAAATAAAAGTATGTAAAGAATGTGGTGAGAAATTAAACGACAATACAGAATGTCCTCTATGTCACTCAACAAAATATGAATGGGTAAGCTTAGAAGACGAGACACTCACTGAAGACTTAGTTCGTGGTGACCTAGATAATCCTGAACAAGCTCCTCAAGTATTGGCTCCTGCTGGAAGCACAATACCATATTACAAAATAAAGAAATTACCATTTGTACGCAGAGTTAATATTAGTAATGTTGATTCTCTATATGGTATAAGCGACATTGACTTGCTCGAAGAGAACCAAATCTCTATGAACAAGATAATGACTAAGATGCGTGAGAACGTATTAAAAGCTGGTTCGTTCGTAACAAAACCTGCTGGCGTGAATATACCTAACACAGATGAGACTTTAAAACCTGTAACATTAAAAGATCCTAATCAGGTTAAAGCTTTCGGTGTGTTCAATGTTCAAGCAAATATGCAACAAGATAATATCTTGCAAGAAACATTATATCAAATGGGTAGAGATTGCTTAGGTATTACAGATAGTTATCAAGGTAAACGTGACACTACAGCTGAGAGTGGTAAGGCTAAACAAGTTTCTGCTGCACAAGCTGCTGGTAGAATGGAATCTAAACGCAGAATGAAAGACGCTGCGTATGCTGACTTGTATCAAATGATGAGTATGTTCTTATTGGCTTATTGCGATGAACCAAGAACATTCACACGAGTAAAACCTAATGGTGAGCTAGTTGAAGGACATTTCAATAGATATAATTATATTGATGGTGAGCCTGGTGACTTGTATTACAACGATAGATTTATGTTCAGCGTAGATGACGCAAGCACATTAGCAACTAACAGAACAGCTCTATGGCAAGAAACTACAAATAACTTTGTCGCTGGTACATTCGGTAATCCTGCTGATCCAACTACATTAATTATGTACTGGAGAATGATGGATGGCTTGAATTATCCATTAGCAAAACAAGTACTTGCTACATTAGAAGCACAAACTAAACAATTACCACAAGGCTTGCAAGACGCTATCATGCAAAATCCTGAGATATTACAAGCCGTTCAAGCTGTTGTACAAAATCCAGATTTAATAACTGTGGCACAAGAAGGAGGAATGACAAATGCTAATACGCAATAACGTAATAACTATAGCTAAAGGCGAGACTCCAACATACAAAGCCTCTTTCATAGATAAGATTACTGGCGTGCCATACATGATAAGTTCTGGTATAGAGAATCCAGTAGTTGAGTTTGTGGTTAGACCTAGTATTTATTCTAGAGACAACGACTATGTGTTCAAAGTATTCGTAGATCAGAGCGAAGTCCATAAGTTTGCTGACGACTCTCCTAGTAGTGTCGTTCTAGTCGACGATTGGACTGAAGGACCTGTTGAAGGCGAAGAAGGCTTACTTCATAAACGCGTAATCGGTGATACAGTGGAATATAAATATTGGGATGGTGACGAAACTAGCCCAACCTATCACGAATGGGTTGACTATGAGTTTAGTATAACAGTAACTTTCCCATATACTAGCACATCTAAAATGGAAAACAAAACATACAAGTATGAGATCTCTTTGTTCGGATGCTCTGGTTATATCGTGGACGATAATGATAAAATAATTGGTTTAGATGGTATCGACTATAAAAGGATACTTTTGGAGGCTACCGATTTTATAGTAGGAGGTAGTTTAAGTGAATAACAATATTATAGCAATAACAGAAGAACCTTCAACTGTTGTTACTGTTCCAGTTAATTCTGTGCAGGTAGATCTTCAAACAGAAACAGGTCTTACAGTTTATGTACCTTTGGCTACAAGAACCTCACCAGGCATAGTAAAAATTGGCGATGGGTTGTTAATAGATCCTACAACTGGTTTATTGAGTTTGGATACCGATGAGATAACATTATTAGGCGTTAAAGTAAATGGTACAGCTCTTACACCTGATGAAGATAAATATGTTAACGTTATAGTTCCTACAAAAACTAGCGACTTAACGAACGATGGCGAGGGCGAAGGCTCTCCATACGCAACACAAGAATATGTGTGGAATTATGGCGGTGCTGTTAATGGTCTCATACTTAATAGTGTGACTCAAACCATTGACCAAAATAAAATGATCATCGTTAATATAGATAAAACAACAGTCGGTTTAGGAAATGTAGATAATACTTCAGACGCTGACAAACCAATCAGTACTGCTGTTAACGCTGCGTTAGGAACTATGCAAAATGACATAGACTCTAAATTACCTAAAAATAACGCAGATGTTGCGTTGATGTATGGTTTATCATCTAATGTAGTTAACGATAACGTAACATTAACTAAGAGTCTTATTAACTTAAAGACTCAAGTAACGTCTACAGATACTTTCTCATTGCCTTTGGCAACAGACGAGACTGGCGGTTTAATGTCTTCTGCTGATTATGTTCAAATTAGAAATAATACTAGCAGAATAGCACAGTTAGAAGGACAAACAAAACGATTATTATATACAGACAAAACAAATCCTACAGCACAAGAGATTAATACTTTCGTGACTGATTTAGGTTATACTAGTCCATTTAGTGGAATTGCTGTGGTCGTAGACCAAACTTTCCATATTTGGCACTATTATACAAACACTTCCTCATGGAAGGATGATGGACCTGATACTGAGTCGCTATTTACGAATAGTTCTCCTGGCGTAATTTTAGGTTCTGCTACGAACGGTAAAGTTTACGCAGAGAATGATGGTACTGGTTCTGTGTATGGTTGGGATAGTTTAACTAATAGAGTATCTAATCTTGAAAGTAATATGCCAACTCATACGAGTGATTTAACAAATGACGGAGACGGCTTATCTTATAATACAGTATATGGATACGATTCATTCACAACAACTGACGATTACGTTGGTTATTATGTAATTATAAGCGATGCTTACGTTAAAGTAACCGAAGATAATAAAAATTCTTTAAGTATTACCCCAGGTACAACAGAAGCATACGAATACAGTCCTTTTGCTACAGAAGCTTATGTTGCTTTGAATGGTGGTAAGATAGATAGCATTTCTGTTAATAACGTAGCACAAACAATAGATGTAAATAAAAACGTGAATATAACAGTACCTACTAATTCTGATTATGTGGATTTAACTTCAGATCAAACTGTAGGTGGAATTAAAACATTTTTAGGTCAACAAAGATTCAAGAAGGCAAGTGAAGGTGGTGGATATTTCTATATATCACCTGATGGCAATGGTTATAACGCAAAAATAGGATTCTCGTCTGGTGGTCAGATGATGATTCACAATGGTGGATTCCAAATCGATAGAAGCCTATACCCAATGACTGCAAACTCTAATATTGATTTAGGAACATCAAGTGTTTTATGGAATAACCTTTATTTGAAAGGTGGTTTGAAAGACAACAATGGTAATACTATCGCCGTTGCTGATATAGCAAACAAAAATGATATTTTATTAAAACCATTAACATTGACATCTACTACATTGAGTGATGATCAGTACTCACAAAT